TTGCAATATTGCTTTCATTGGTTGTTACGCGCCCAGCCAATGCGGTCACACTAGAAACATCTGCTTTATTGGTTTCTACTGCGCTTAAACGAGTATCAAGCGCGGAATCTGCGTTACTTCTATCCGTGATTTCTTGTTGTAAATCTGTTTCTAAAGCACGAAGATCAACATCACTTACCAGATTATCAATTTGATTTTGTAGATCGGTGATATCACCTTCTACGCTTGTAACTCTTGTATCTAGTGCATTTAAGCTAGATACATCTGCTTTATTTGTTTCTAAAGAAGTAACTCTTGTATCTAGCGCTTCGATTGCTTGGGTGGTTGGTACTATTGCGCTTGTGAAAGAATTTGTAAATCTAGTTTGTGTATAATACCAATTAGAACCCTCAGCAATATTTGAAGTTGTGATGATTACATCCCCATTTCCATCAGGGGAAACTCCATTCACGCTATCAACAGTCCCCGCGCCAATCCCTCCAGGAATTTGGGATAATGGGATTTTACCATTTTCATCAAGTGTTGCTACACCCCCAGCAATCCCTTTATCACTAGTAGGAATCCCACCCCCTGTTTTTTGTGGTAGAGTAGCCATATTAAATACCTCTTTCCCAACAGGTTAAAGTAACGGTTACACTATCTAAAGCATCGTTCAAAATTACTTTGACCGCTTCAAATAAAGGTGCATCTTTACCAGCGATCATTACAGTATCAATCTCAGTTGCCCCGCTTACATGGGTCTTAAATTCAGTTTCACCAGGTAATAGGATAAGAACATCAAAAGTTGCCCCAGCCAATGGGGAACAGCTTATTTGAACATTCATTGGGTACGCTGCATAATCTTGTTTTGTAGTCGCCCAGTTAAAAACTGCTTCTGTACTACTCATGATTTTAAAAGTCTTGTACATAGTATTATTTCTCCTTTGACGCTATGATAATATATTTAACATTTTTTAAATAGTTATTATGTTATTCTTCGTTAGTATCATCGTAATCAACGCCCCAAGAAGCTAAAACATCCCTTAAATCCCTATTAACGCTATCCCCTTGATCTTCGTTTTCTAAGCGTTTAATCTCTTCTTCGCTACCATATTCCCTATTTCCGAATGCAATTCTATGACTAAATCTTTGTTCCCTTAGTACACAATGCGCAATCCAAAGACTCATGACTGTATCATCATGTTTCTCTCTTCCCAGCCCCCAAAGTTCATTGATTAATGGGGTTGTAATTTCATTATCTCTATTTGTAGCGCTTGGGATAATAACCTTTCTATTTTCAAAGAGCACTGATAAGCTTGGCACTCCTTCCCATGGACTAGCTTTTTTTGCGCCAGTGGTTAAATGGGGTCTCAAAGGTAGATCGGTACTTGTTTGTAAACCTACAAAATGGATTTCACCGAACGCGTTTCTTTCCACGGCTACCGCGTAAACCTTGCCTTTGAACTTTGAGTATTCAGATAAAACAGATTGTCGTAATTCGGTAGGTGATAGCCCTCGTTTTCTAAACAAGCCTAGAAGATAATGATCCCCTGTTGATCTATCCCTTGCCCAAGTAGTCCCCACCGTGAAATCTGTATCCTTGGCTTCCGCTTGTGTGATACTCTGCACTAGTGAAAAATCCCAACCTTGTACAATATCCAGATCATCAATTGGTGGAATTTCATATAAACTTAGATTCTTGCCCCTTTGTTTCGCATACTCTAGCCATTCCCATTTAAACGCGGCCGCGCTATCATCTTGTACTTGATTCAAAAATTCCCTAGAAAATATTTGTTCGCCCATTGTTCGGCGCTCTTTTACTAAATAGGTGAATGGTCGTTCTTCTGGCCATAGTACCTTCGCTTCTCCCTTGACTTCAACACCCGTAATCATCTCTTTACCTTCGATCACTTCTAGCTTGAAACTATATGATTCAGGCCATTGAGAAATTGCGGGGTTTTGAATCACCGTCCATGTAGGATCTACGATTAAATGCCCGTATAGATCATCGTGGTGCTTCCTAGTACCAATCACAATCATGATACCACCCCTAGAAAGCATAGGTTGAACGGTACCTTTAAACCAGCGCCTAGTTTTCTCTCTTCCAGCTGCTGAATAAGTTGTTTTATCATCCTCTAGATCGTCCGCCAAGATAATATCAAAGTGAGCACCAGTTATCGCACCCCCAGAACCAATCGCCTGTAATGTAGCGTCTACGCTGTGCTTCGTTCTTTGTACATATAATTGATTTTGGGTCCAGGATTCATCACCACCTTCAAAAGGTAAACAACCCTGAGAAGGATCACTCGCCCAATCTTCCACGATACGCGGACTTTTTAGCAATTCTTTCACTCTTCGCATTCTTCGTTCTGCCTGTGCTGAACTTGCACAAATCCATAAGATACGGATATTTCTATCAAGACAAATAGCGCGTAAAGCGTAGGTAACGCCAACTTCTGTTTTTCCATGATCACGCGGTGCAAGAACCAGTAAGCGCCCCTTATCCCCTTGATCTTGTGATATCTTTCGCACCTTATCAAATGTTTTCAACCATTTTTCTCTATGGGTCGCATAACGCATACCACAATAGTAAACATCGAAAAATAGGGGACTATGTAAAGCTAATAGTCGTCTATCTTCAGGCGTTGCGGGTAAGATCATTTTACTTGTTTGATTTGTTTGATTTGTTTGATTTGACAACATAATTAAAACCCTTAAACTCAATTACTTTTTACATCGGAGTAATCATGATTTGTTACTTTTTAGTCTTATCCCTCTTTTCATCTTCGGATTCAATGGGATATACAAAAAAACTCGCACAAAGCACAGAATCCAGAATTGAAACCTGTTTATTGGTACATGAAGAGGCCCGCCGTCAAGAAGTCGATATTCTTCTTGCTTTGTCTATTGCATTCCATGAATCCAAGTTTGAAAAAGATGCTATTGCTTCAGATGGTAAAGGTTTTGGAGCAATGCAAGCCACCCCTCGTTTATGGTGTGATAACAAGAAAAAAGAAAATTGTGATCTCATTAAAGCGGGTGTTACTGCTCTTAAACAATACCTAGTCATTCATGATTACAATGAAGCAAAAGCCGTTGAATCCTACGCGGGTAAAGGCAAAAAAGCTAAACAGTATTCAAAAAAGATCCTAAAACTAAAAAACAAAGCAACCATTATCATGGAGTCTATAAAGCATGAAACTATTGTTATCTTTAAAACAGAGTAAACAAGCGCTTAAGAATCTTGTCAACATCGCTAAAACCACTAAACAACCAGATTACTTAAGTTTTGTACTCATTGAAGCAAAAGATGGGGTTATCACCGCCAAGGCAACCAATTTACAAGCTTCTACAATCGAACTTTTGACCGGTGAAATTGAGCAAGAAGGATCATCATTACTTGAGTCTTCGTTCTTAGCTAAAATCGCATCACTAGACATCGATTTAATTGATATCTTTGTTGATGAAATTACACTACACGCGGAAGCAAAAGCAAAAAAGATCAAATTGATTCCCAAGGTTCTCAACCCAGATTTATACCCAAGCATTACCGCGGAAAATGGGGACTTTGTTAATGTATCTCTTGAAGATACTCAAGACTTGATCAAGATGATTAATGTTTGTACACCCAGCATTAGCACCGAAGAAGCAAGACCCAAATTAACAGGATTACTATTTGAAGCGGATAAGTATAGAGAGAATAGCCTTACGCTAGTTTCTACTGATGGTCATCGTTTAACCCGTGTATTTACAGACATCAAAATTAATTTTGTTAGTGCACTAGTACCAAGAACCAGCTTATCAATGCTTATTAGCTTCTTGGCTTCTTCTGAATCCCTTGAAATGGGTATCTCAAAAGGCAATTTGATCTTAGTGGATAATAAAAAACGATTTCTTTTGATTCGCTTGATTGATGAAACTTTCCCAGAATACCACGCAATTATCCCAAAGAGAGATAATAAACTAAGACTTAAATTCTCAGAAGATATCAAGGATGCGTTTAAAACTGCTTCAAAGTTTTTAACTGATGATAAAGCAATCCATATTAAAGGGGATACAAAAGCAAATAGATTTAAGCTAGAAATCGATCAAGCTTTTGAGTTTTCCGAACTTTTAGATAGTGATGAAATCGATTACAAATCTTCTTTTAAATATGATTACCTATCTCTAGCCTTGGATAGCACGGATCTATTTTTTCATGATTATAGTGAAACAACCCCGCTTCTTTGTGAGTCGGATGATGCTAAAATAACTCAAATTGTTATGGCCAGAAGAAGATAAGTAAAATAATTTTGTAAAAATATTTGACACAACACAAAACATATATTAATCTTGGTACACCGTCCACCCTTTTTAAAGGAAAACCAAGATGCTAAATGCACAAGATATTCAAGCATTCTTCGATGAAGATACACGCTTTGAAGTAGAAGTAGCGCAAGTAAGCGCCTGTATGATTCAAGTTTCTTATAAGTCAAGTAAAATCGTACTCATGAATGACAAAAAAGAACAAGAAACCACCATTTCAACCACCATTTTACAAGATTCAGAACCAGCGTTAGGCTGTCCTGTACTTGTGCCCGTGTATAGAACAGATTCAGAAGAAGAGCAAAGAATTTTAAATTATCTTTTTGATCTTGTTTCTATTCAAGCGGTGATCGAAGAAGCACAAGAATATGATATGGATGTCAAAGCAATATATGTTTCTTTACACCTATGTGAATATAAAATCATCTTTGAACCCGTGACTGAAATGGTATGTTATCATAATGGGATCGATTTTGACTATAAAGACAAAGAAACCCAGTATATGGTTATCAAGAAATTAGGCGAAGAAGCCAAGTTTCAAGAATTTGAACATCATAAATTCAACGGTCAAAGAATCATTTACAAAGATGGCTGCTATTCCCCATTACTGAGCTTTGTTCAAGTAAATATTTTCAGTGAAGCAAATTAACCAAAACCAGAAAAGGAAATAAAATGATAGAAGTAAACATCCACAAAAAAAACCTTGTGTGTTACATCCCATACATTAAAGCGGTGAAACGCGTAACACGCAAGAAAAGAATAATCTTAGAGTGCTGTATTGATGGTCGTGTTGTAACTTGCTACACATCTGGAACATTTGATAGCGTTGAACAATTTGAAACTTTATTTCATGCTGCTATCGAATCTTTTTATTCAGAATCGGAATCAGAATCAGAAGAAGAATAATATTATCTAAATTAAACAGGCGCCGCCGGCGCACGCCACTTCTTGGATACCTTCTGTTTCATCGTGATCTTCAATAATAGAATCAAAGTCAAATTTTAATCGTTTAGTATGTAGCTTTTGCCAAAGTGTATACATTGCATATTTAGCTTCCCAATCCGCATGAACACTTTTCATAGATTCTAAGTAATCATGTTCTGCATCACCAAGATCATTTTTTTGCATTTCTAAATTATGCTTAATGAAGTCTTGGTATACTGCATCGATCATCTCGCACTCAGCTTCAAGTAAATCTTTATCTTCTATGCGCTTCCCAGCTTCCTCAAGTAATGAAGTTACTTCTTTTAGCTTGGCAAGTCTTTCATCATTGTAAGCGCTTTTAATTTGTCTTTGTGCTTCTTTGTACTCGCGTTCTATTTGGGTTTTTGCAACATTATAAACTTCGTTGATTTGATCCAGCTCATACACGCGTTGAAATGGCGCTTGGATATAATCATAATCGCCTGTTGCGCTTAAGAAACTAAGTCCACAAAAAGTACCTTGATTCTCATATAGGTATTTGCTTACTTCCCCCCATTCGGTAACTTTTACGGTAGTGGTATTGCTGACATTATGCACCGCTTTTTCTACGCTAGTAGGTCTAGAAGTCCCATATTTAACCCATGTAGTTTGAATCATTTTTACCAGATTCAAGAAGTCAATCGCTGATGCGTCCTCTTTGAATAAAGATACTGAGTCGCATTCAATCGCAAAAGATACAACTTCATCGGTTTTTGTGGGACTCCAGGCGCTTAATTCCACCGCTTCCGGAAGCGCTTTTTTATATGCTTGGACAATTGGCGAACTTGCATCAACCTGATTTCTTCTTATATACTTTTGCGCATGTTCCAAGTGAACACCACTTGCACAACCAAGGACAAGCGAAGCCGTGCCAGATGGTTTTACGCAAGTGATTCTAGATGCAGCGTTGACCCCAATTGTTGGCGCAAAAGTCCTATTGATTAAACAAGCGTGTTTAGCTAGATCGCTCAAAGTAGACTCTACTAGATCCTTTTGTTCTTTGTGTGCTTTGAAAAATATGGAATTAGCTAAACCAGTTAACGAAACGCCTAGTAAAGCTTCTCTTTCAAGTATTTTCTTTGATACATCGCCTAAATAAGTGGATTCCGTATATCCCGCCTGAATGGTTCCCAACTTCGTGGCTAATCGTACACAAGTAAACATCTCTTTGATTGTTTGGGGTTCAAAGTCTTTAAATTGACTTGCATTCACTTCTGTTAAATTGCACGCTTGCCAACCAGATTCAAACTTGTATCCCATAGCTTCATATTTGCTTCGATTACTCCTATCCAATAGATCAAGTGAATACTCTTTGCATACTTCGCCATCCTTGGTTACCAAGATAGGACACATACTTATTTCAACACACGGATTGAAACAGAACTCAAGCGAATCAGTGAAAATAAACCCTGGTTCTCCCCATTGCCTTGTACTCTCCATAATCGCATTAAATTGATCTTCTGTTACACTATGGCGGGGTACAGCTATAGAAATATTAGCCCTGGCGCGTTGGCCGTCAGTTTGAAACCAAGTATTTGTTTTAGATTTCAACATTTCTTCATCATCCATAGAGAACAGAGCAAGTAAAGCAGCCCTACGAACTCCCCCGCTTCTTACACAATCGGCGGCATGGCAAACAATATCTAAACAATCGATAGGTTTTAATTGTTTCCCTGCGCGCTTTAAAAATACTTCTTCGATTCTTTGAAGCGCTTTTTTCAATGCAAAAGGACCAGGCGCTTTCCCGCCGTGTCTTAATGCACTTCCATTTTTGCGAATCCTTGAGTATGAGAATTGGGGGTACTCTTCACTTAGACCAAAGAAGAAATTTACAAGAGCATTCAACGCGTCCGCCCAGCCTTCAATAGAATCTTCAATCACAAAAGTTTTATATTTAGCTTGAAGTACTTGGTTCATATCGATCACTGCGGGCAAACAAGAAACGTGCTGCTTTTGGATAGAAAAACCTACACCGCTCCCACAAAGTAACAACCACAATGATTCACTAAAAAAGCGTGGACGATCACAATAAGAAGAAGTGCAATTGTAGATTCTCCAATGCTTTTCAAGGATAGCATCCCCGCCAAATTGTAACGCGCGTTGACTACCTAGAATCTTTTTATCTTTGATCGCATGTTCAATATCTGAAATATCTTGCTTTAATTCATTGGTCATATATGGCAAGTAAAACGCTTTATGGGTGCTCATCATACGCTCAACTGCTTCCCCCCAGTTTTCACGGCGTTTCTTGTCTTTTAGGTATCTTGCATAAGTTTGTTTAAAAGTAAATTCAGAGCAAAGTTCTCTTTGATGGTCTTGAATAATGGAACTCATAGTACAATCCTTTTTGAGTGTGGATTGTCAATATATGCTTTTTAAAATACCTAGTGCAAATTTTTAATTAGATAAAGTATGATATAAAACTACGCGTCTAGCATCGATAATCGTGGATCTAATTTGCTCAAAAAACGCATTATAAGCTTCTGGAATATGTAAAGTATCGATAATCTTATGACTCAAAAGAATTGAAGCGCTTGGGTTCTCTTTGCCCTCGATACTAGCAATAAAGGATCTACGAAGCATAGAATTAATATGATCAATTGTTAACCTAATCTCTTCAATTTCACATTGATATTCATCAATCGTTTGCATTGGGTCTCTTTGCTCCAGCTTGGGAATCCTATTGTTTACAACGCTAATCAAAAGCTTCATAAGCTCAAATTTTGTTACTTGGTTATCTAGATTCATGTTCATTCTTCATCCTCCGTAAATTTTGGTAGATCGGATTCTTTGAGTCCGTGTTTATCCATTAAAAGTTTCATCGCTTTCTTCTCCAATAAAGCAATAAGCTCAATATTGATCTTTCTTGCACACCATAGAGAAGTAAGCATCTCATTAATCTGTTCCAGGGTATACTTATCTAAATCGGATTCTTGTATCTTGTTACTCATGATTAGCTACCATATATCTATAAGTATTCTTTAGATCCTTTAAATCTTGTTCCAGATTAACCCTAAGGTTTTCACTTCGTTTAAGAGAATTATAAGCAATCTTTGTTTCCATAGCTTCTATTTGCCCCTGTATTTCTCTTGTTCTTGGCTTCTCATTGCTTGTAATAATCAAATCTTTCAATGATTCTCCAAACACCGCGGTAAGCGCATGAGGGTAATACTGATATACCAAAGTTAAAACGCATCTAGCATAAATTTGAATTTCCAATTGTGCATGAGTATCTAAGCGCTGTTGTAAAAAGTGGATTAAAGCTTGTAAGCTTGGGGTCCAGATCATCTCAGTATACAAGCCTTGAGGAAGCAAAGCGCGCGCCTGTTCTTTGGCTACTCCATGCTTCAAAAGTAATTCGTATTCTGCATAACTTCTTAAATAGCTTGATCTATAAACTTCAAGTAGCATCGCTTCTTCTGATTCATCGATTAAATAACCTTCGCTACCTTGCTTATTTTGAGCGCTTTGCTTCCTTAGGCTTAAAGGATGCCAAAATGATTCAGCCCATTCTACATACCTCCCAGAAATTTCGTTTTCCGGTGTGTCTATGGGACTGCCTACCTTGTATTTTTCCCATTGTCTGGCTATGAATATGGGTAACTTTACATTTAAACTTATGAAACTGTGCCTAAATGGGGAAGTGTGCCCATGCTGCCAAAGATAATTCACAAGCTTTTCTTCTTTTTCCGTCCATGTTTGCGCTTTCTTGCCAAAAGATACACGCGCAACATCTGCAATATCTAAATCTGTACCAAGTACCGAACGAACACGAACAAAACCATCGTTAAAAACTTTGATTTCACTGATCAAACCGGATTCATTGTACACCAGTTGGGGAATCATTTATATATGCTCCTAGTATATCGGGGATCTCTTTTTGAGTACCTAGATAGCTAGTAATACGAAATTTAGCTAAATCCTCCAAATTTAAACTTTTCTTTTTTGTGTGTTTCCACTCGCTAAATGGGATCACAAAGAAACCCCCATCATCTATATTCAAATATAAACAAATCAAAGATAGATACCCCCAGCTATCCATTAAACTCAGCTCCTCAATTTGCTTTTCATTGAGTATTGCCAATGGTACATATTTAGAAGTACGCATCTTCATTTCAAGTAAACCTGATTTACCATTACGCAAAAATACTTCAAAATCCGGACCACTCGCACCCGTATGAATGCCTATGAATCTTGACCCGCTTAATGGTTTACCTACTCGTTTATATGGTTCATATCGTTTCTTTATATATCCCATCCCTTTAGATAAATAATACTCCGAAACTTTGGTTATTACATCTTCAAATGCTACGCCCAATCTTTGCGAATGGTTACCCAGCATCTGCGCTTCTTTTGGTTCTTTGCTTCTCATTGTTTCTCTGTTTCTATTTCCCAGTGTTTATCATACTTATATATAGCAAAGAACCTTTAGATCAAAATTTATATACTGAGATACTTGATTATACCGCGTACTTTTGCACCATTGTTTTAACAAAAGTATTTAAATTACTTACCAAGGGATTCACATTGGTATGAGAAAGAAACTCAATTAAACTAGCTATATAGCGCCTATTATCTAGTACCTCGTTTAATGATGGTTCAATGCGAACCAAGGTATAATCAAAATCTACATGAATGTAGCTAGATTCTTGATTATATACCAGCGTATTCAAATACGCGTTGACCATGTAAATCAAGGAATCATTGACAACATCGGTTAAGCTGCTTGTTTGCGCTTGGCGTACATCATTCATACTTTTCATTAGCGTACGCAATGCTAAAATCGTAGCGATCTTTGATTCTTTGCTTACCATGGATTCATCCCGCTCCCATAGCAAAGAATTGTGTATGTTGTCATCAATCCAAGGATCACAAATACAAGGATACAATACGCTAATTCCAGACGGTCATAAGTCTTTGATTCTATCTTGAAAAAGTAAAGAAAAGGTACTTTGTTACTCACAATTGCCTTGGGTTGTGCTTTTTGCTCTTCTTGGCGAATTTGATTCACTGGTTTTACGGGTTTTACGATAGGATATAATCCACAATTGAAATCTTTTTGACGACTCATTTTATTTATTTCCTTTGTTAGGGTGGTCAATTTCTATCAAAGTACAAAAGTTTTATAAGGTTGTCAATTATTTTTACACTTTTAAAAAAGATTCATAAATGATAGGTTTACATAGTGCAATGAACCAATAAACCAATGAATCAATGATGCACTGATTCAAAGAAAGATAAAGAACATGGAACCCCTACAATCGATTGATCCAACCTTGGAAACAATTAAAACCATCCCCCAGACTCAAACAGAAGTACACCAGCCTAAACAGGACATTGAAGCGCTGCGCGAACTGATTCAAATCACTGGTAGCGTTCCCCTGTCTATTGCTATCGTTCTAGCTATGCTCTTTTATCGTACTCAGAAGACCAGCGCGCAAAGCTTACAAGATATCCAATATAAACAAGCCAAATTAGAGCATGAGATTTCTAATGTTAAACAAGAACTTTTAGAGATCAAAGATGAAATTGATTCTCATGCGAAGGTTAAACTAGAGCTTCAAGATACTAAGGTTAAAATTGCCAGGATAGAACAAGCGCTTGAACTATTGGAAACTAAAAACTAAGTACCATGCTCAAATTTACCTAGTTAAGATTAAGTTAAGATTCAGTTAAGATTCCCTTTTTCAATCTTAACTTTGATGCTTTTTTACTATATTCAATTCTTCTTCTTATTTCGCTTCTTGGAAACGCATAAAAAATCACTTTGAATAATTTTGTAACATATTTTTACGATTATTAAAAAATTATGGGTTTTGCACCTTCTGAACCAGTTTCACATAAAATTTAGTTAAGATTGATCCTGTGTACCGAGAATCTTAATTCTATCTTAACTAAAAAATATCATTGTATTTCAATAACTTAGCTAGCTAGTTAAGATAATCATTTTTATCTTACTTCAATCTTAACTTGAAAATTGTGACATAATATCAATACCTTAGCTTATGTTTAGTTAAGATTGATCTCTTTTTAAACGATTGGAATAGGAAATATATATATATATGATACACATATATACACATGATACATATATATATAGGGAGCCAAACACCCCCTGAATCTTAATTATCTTAACACATAGTAGCTAAGTTATTGATAATCCGTCATAATTTTCAATTAAGATCCTGTTAAGATTGGTTTTTGAGTACTTTTGAATCTTTTTATCTTAACTAAACTTGTTTCTTTGATCCAGAAGTTAAAAATTGTATCTTAGACCCAAAGGAGAACAACAAAAATGAACCCATTGATTCCCAAAGAACATAGAAGCCAGATAGACGAGTACATAATAACAAGTGATCAATTAGAAGCTTTGCTAGTGGAACTAGAAGCGGGTACAGATTGGGTTACTGCGTGTACATTGGCGGATCTAACACCCAAGCAAACAAAAGCGCTACAAAGTGATCTAGAACTTTACCTAGAAGATGAACTAGATGATCAACCAAGCGCATTCTTAGCTATGTACTATGTAAATAAGGCCTTGGCGCGTAGGAATAAGAGATGGCATGATTTCGTTGAGCGTGGACAAGGGAAGCAATTTAACGCGGGTACTTGGCTTCTAGAGAGAAGAGTAGGTAAAGAGTATGCTGCACCCGTCCAAAAAGTGCAACAAGAGGTAAAGGGTGGGATGGTATTTGGAAGCGTGCATGAAGCGCTTGAGGCCACCAGATCAAAGCTTGGTATTGAATCTATAGAAGCGCAAGGGGACTATTGGGCAAAGCTTCAAACAGCCGTACAAACTCAAAAAGAATTGCCAAGGCTACCCAGTGAAGAAGAGGGGAAGAAATGAGTTTAGAGATTAACCAAGTGCATCAAGGGGATTGTTTAGCATTGATGCCCAACATACCAGATAAATCGGTGGATATGATTCTTTGCGATTTGCCTTATGGTACTAGCTATTGCGAGTGGGATTCGATTATTGACATGGGGAAACTTTGGGCGGAGTATGAGAGAGTAATCAAAGATAATGGAGCTATTGTTTTAACAGCATCTTCCCATTTCACTTTTAAGCTCTGGCAAAGTAATGAAAAAATTTTTAGATATAAGCTTGTATGGGATAAGCGATTAAAGTTGGGGTTATTTGATGCCACAAAAAGACCAATGCGACAGCATGAAGACATTTTAGTCTTTTATAAGAAATCCCCATGTTACAATCCACAAAAAACAATATCTAATAAATCGTATTCACTAAAAGCCGGAAAAAAATTACATTGTGATTTTCAAAAGAATCCTATTTTTACACAAGAAAAAAAAGATGTAGTAACAAGATACCCATGCGATATTATACAAATTGATTCAACCAAGTTAACAAGAGAAGGGGGGTTACACCCAACACAGAAGCCAGTAGCCTTATTTGAATACCTAATAAAGACCTACACGAATGAAGGTGATTTAGTGCTAGACAACTGCGCGGGGAGTGGGACAACAGCAATAGCCTGTATCAATGCAAATCGTCGCTATATCTGCATAGAACAAAATGAAGAGTATGTACGAAGATCAAGGGAACGAATAGCCAACCATGAACCACTTTTGCAATTGATCCAGCCTTAGAATACGAGTTTAATTAATTATATCTTTTTTAAACTAGATGAAATGAAATCAAAATATGATGTGTTTATTGAGTACCTATCCCCCAACAAGAGAGAGTACAAATGTTATTCACTAAAAAAGAAGGCCTAAGAATTGGCTACGCTAGAGTATCAACAGAAGATCAAAGCTTAGATCCACAAATTGACGTATTAAAGCATTATAGTGATATTTGCTTCCAAGAGAAGATGAGCGCCACGAAAGAAAGACCAGAATTACAAAAAGCATTGAAGCGCCTGAATGCTGGTGATACCTTGGTGGTTGTGAAGCTTGATCGCTTAGGTAGATCCGTGAAAGATTTGATTTCTATTGTGGAGAAGATCAAGGCCAAGGGAGCGCATTTTAAATCCTTGGATGGGATCGATACTTCAAATTCTTATGGTACTTTTGTATTTCATATCTTTTCAGCGTTGGCCGAGATGGAATTGAATTTGATTAAAGAGAGAACCAAAGCGGGGTTAAAGGCTGCTAGAGCGCGCGGGCGTATTGGTGGACGGCCTAAAGGTGTTTCACTAGAAGGCAAAAGAAAAGCATTCGTAGTGAAATCTTTGTATGATAGCGGTGTATCGATTGCTGAGATTTGTAAACAGTGTGATACGTCAAAAGCTACTATCTACAAATATTTGAGATTAGCGAATGGATCGCCAAATAGAGATACTTTAGTAAAGTGTGAAAAGAGTGGTTATATTAGACCCAATAGACAAAAAGGGTTATCTGAAGAAGCTCAAAAACAAGCGCAAGAAGTAAAAGCATTGTATGAACAAGGATTGCCACTTCTTACAATTGCCAAGAAAATAGATATATCTGTTTCTACGATATACAAGTATCTTAGATTCTTGAACATAGAACCCAATAGACCCAGATTCTTTGATAAGAAGGCAAAAAAATAAATGAATAAACTTTTTGATCATGTTCAATTTAAAGATGTTCCCCTATATACAGAATACACGGGGAATTTTGATGATCTTGATGCTATTGTCACTAAGGTAAATGATTGGTGGAATGCTATAAATTTCAAGGGTCCAGAGATAAAAGATTTTGAGACCTTGAGATCATATATAATCTATTTACCCATAGACAAAGAAGCATTAAGCTATGATCAAAGATATTACTTGTTTTCCGTAGCCACAGCCTGTTCTTTTTGGCTTTGGAGAGAATCCGACCAAGTAAAGAGTATCAAGAATTTTGAGAGAACAAGATTTGCTGCGCATTCTTTATTTACAGATGTTAAAGGTGTATGAAATAAAAACCTAGAGCAATGGTTTATTATGCTGCTCAACCACCATCAAAGGAAAACAATAAATGAGTACCTTATATATGAAATATCTCATTGATAAAAAGATCCAAGAGACAATCAAAACACTTTCTTATAGTGAATCGTTAAAAAATTCAAATTTCCCAGTGATCATAGAAGATGGGTTCGCATTAGAAGCCGTTGCAAAAAAGGATTTGATAATTCTGGATTCCTTGGAATATAAACCCCAGCAATTGATCAACGCTACACCGCACCCAATTGTAATTATGCGCGAAGATCAATCGGTCATTACTACCATCCAACCCAGTGGTATTCTTCCTAGATTGGTTGCGATGTGCCAAGAGTCTAGCAATGAATATGAAAACTTTTGCTTTGCTGAAAAAGAAGATCTAAGATTCTTTGAAATCCCAGTAACGCGCAAAAATGGGATATTAAAAACTGATGGTCTACCAGCGTACGAAGAGAACATTTTCTACATTGTATCTTTTGCTATTTTTCAAGCACACCCAGAACGAATCGATCTTTTATCGGTGGATCCGGTGAGAGATAGCAATAATTTCACTATTGGCGCTAAAGGATTTATTAGACATATCTAAATAATTTGATTCATTGAAATAAAGAAACTATTTACCTATACTAATCAAAATAACAAGTTTCTACGGGTTCTTATTTTAATCAAAATACCGCTTATGGTGATGGGGTGGATCGATCCCCCAGGACTCAAAGAAACTTCATTTAATTTCAACAAAGGATATGAAAAAATGCTAGAAAATAGAGCATACATTGACACACTGCAAAAGCTTAGGGCGTATCTTTCTACACAAGGAAGGCAAGAGAATAACCATATCATCACCAGCTTGATCACAACCCTCTTAGAAATTGAGTATCAAGCGGTAAAAGAGAGGACTTTGTGTAATGAAAGAATTGAAACAAACGCGCCACTTAAGGCGAAGGTACAAGACTATAGAATTTATTAAACCTAGAAGTTTATGCGATGCTGCACTATTTGCCACCAGGCGCGCATTAAATGATTGCGAGGTTCGTGGGTGGATAGCTGAGGAGTTAGAGATCAATTACCCCGCGTTTTGTAGGATGCTAAATAACAATAGTTTTTCAAGGGAAATTGTGGACCAGTGGGGCAAATTGTGGAAGGTGAAATCATGCTACATTGAAAAAATGCTTTCCTATGATCCAGATGCACCAAGTTTAATCGTTACTAGACTATCGCAAGAAGATGAACTATCAACAAAATTGATTAGTGACCTCTTAACCTGTTCGGAGATAGTAAATAGAAACTTGAATCAAAGTATCAATGATCAACGAATAGCGGTGAAGCAATATTATGACCAAGCAACAAGTGAACTTGCTTATTTATCACCCAGTTTATATCATCTTTCTTCGGTGTTGATTGATACTAGACTAGATGAATATCAATGTGAATGTAGAATCAATAGTGAAATCTTATATAACTTGGCAACATGGGGAGGATTCCAGCTAAAAGCGGAGCTTGAATATTGGCAAAGTAGTGTAGCGACCGTGTTTAGGGGTGTATCTTATGGAGCGTATGATAAGAAGTCAATACCCGTAGATTTCACCAAGTTGACCATGACCCCCGCTATTTTCCCAGCGCGTGAAATATTGATGCTAGATAAAATAAAATTCATAGTTAACATTGTATAAAAATTGACAATGTAAAATAAAAAGTGAAATTCATGTGTTTAGTATCGTCTATCACACAGGAGAACCCATGAAAAAGACAAAAAAGAATCAAGGTAAATTGAAGCAAAAACTACAAAAAGCGACTTTACACTTGAACCCCATTGAAACCTTTGTTTTGCGTCACTTGAACACGGTTACAGGCTTAACAGATAAGCAATCATTTAAAGCGTTGCTATGCTTGGCGCTACATACGGAGTTAAAGCTTTGGAACGAAACAGACGCGTTTAAAACAGCTATGATTAGCTTGGCGGATAGTAATTTAGTTCAAGCGATTGAGGACCTGGCGCAAAAGTACGCTGAAGCTATGGTAACCCCAGCCAAAGAAATCGATCTAAAAAGCGAAGTTTTACATGACTAGAACTGAAATCATTGAGCAATTGGCTTGTATGGATCACCTAGAAACCCAAGATCAAAGGGTTGAAGAGGACCCAGCGTACACACGCAAGAAAACCATCTTGACCGAGCTAAATAAAGACTTGCTTCTCAGTAGAGATATTGCTGATCTTTGCCTTCGTGCATCGCATTTACTGGACCAGATTTCAAAGTTAGCCAAAGAACCCCAAGCATTAGATATTTTTAGCCAACAGGCAACAAATTTAAGCTTAAGATTCAAGTATCTAGCTAATAGAGCACCATCAACAGATCCTAGTAAATTGGTTGATCTTTGGGCTAGTGAAAAGAAGAGTAGCCGGCAAATTGCAACGCTTTTAAATGAGCATGGATTTACCACTAAATATGGGATGGCGTGGAGTCATGCAAATGTGATCCATTGCTTCGGTGATATCCTAGAATCCCATAGGAATGTAAATGTTGTCCCATTGAAAGACCGTGCAAAAGAATTAAGGATGCGAGGTTTAACGCTTCACCAGATAGCGGACCAGCTTAATCAAGAGGGTTATAAAACACCCCGAGACACCGAGTTAACCTATGCAAAAGTATTTCACTTGCTCAAGGTGGACGGGAAGATCACAACATGAAACCAAAGCATTTAGAACAGCGTATGAATCAAGTGCTTCTTTTGTCTCAAAGTTCATCATGTATAAGAAGAAAATTTGGGTGTATTATCGTTGACCCTGTGACAAATAGAATTATTGCGGATGGTTGGAATGGCGCGCCAAGGGGTGATTTTCATCTATGCGCGGGGAACTATTGTTCAAGGGATGCTTTGGCGCTTCAAAGTGGAGATAATCCACAGATTGGTTGTCACCATGCTGAAGCTAATGCAATTTGTAACGCTGCATCAATGGGAGTAAGCACCCGAGGGGCTTGGGTTATCGTCAATGGGGAACCTTGCTTAATGTGTGCTAAATTGATTCATCATGCTTCTATTGAATCCGTGGTGATCATCCGCGGTGGATATCTTGGCGCTCAATTAACCCAGGATGCTGGAGTTTCTTATTTAAAAGAGAATGGGGTGAACATTGTTTTTGAACGCGTAGGATGCGATGAAAGAGGTGATAAATGTTAATTTCTTACATTATGGGACTTGGTTTATTTTTTTGCTACTTGCTATTTCTATCCCCAGTGATAGGCGTAGGAATCCACTTTCTCAGAGATTACGATGATCCTAGACCCCTTGGGTTGATGATGGCTTGTATCTTTGGCCTTGGGCTGCTTTGCTTCTATTTCCCCTTGACTATGGGAATCTTGTTAATTGTAATTGAAACTTTTGAGCTTTTGAGAGGTGTATAATGGATTCATTTTTAATTGTGCAAACTTTGGGACTTTTGAAACAAATTGCTGAACCATTGCTAAGGGAACACGAAGACATTCAAAAAGAAGTTTTAGCTTTCATTGATTCCATCATTGCGAGATACCATGACCCAGTTTAAAGAGATTGCTAAGGGTGTAGCCCAGGAGCTAGAGAAGAAAAATTTAGCTTATGGGAACGCGTTTGATAAGACTACAAAAATGCTTTTGTTACTTTATCCTAATGGAATACCAGTAACTAGCTATCCGGATATTCATGTAATTGTTCGTATGCTAGATAAGATTTCAAGGATCGCTCAAAACAAAGACCCCTATGGGGAATCACCCTATTTAGATTTAGCGGGTTATGCGATACTTGCCACCGCCAACAAAGAAGCTACTAAGAAAAAGAAATAAAGATTGACCCAGTGAAATAAAGAGATATATTGATTCATGTATTGGGTGCGATCATCCTTGTGTATGTTTATGTATGTTGTTTTTTGGGAAGAGTGATTGATCGAACGCGAAGCACCTTAGCACCCAATACACCAATTTAACGCGTTGCCAGAAGCACAAAATAAAAAAGGCTGCCTTGGTAGACAGCCTAAGCAAACGCGCTATTTATTGATTCTTGATCTTATAAAGCGTATCTTGAATCTAGTTTTTGACTTTTTGGCACAGCACAAAGAAAATTGACTTTGTTATTAAAACAGAAACTTACTTGAAGGGTTTCAGTTTGTGCTAGTGCTGCATCATTGATGAATTTGTTTAACTTTTTACTGGTTGATTCATCTTGCATACTTTTTGTTAAAATCTCAAGTGCTTCATCTCTTGGAACTGCATGGCAATCACCATCTAAAAGTATATCACAAATCTTTAAGAAGAAGTTATGTGTTGTATTATGATTCATCTTGTTTTTCCTTATGTTTTTTGTTTAGTTTCTTAGAGTCCGAGGATATCTGCTTCAAAGCCATCAACAATCTCTTGATCCATACCAGCCAAGGACAACACACCTTCAAGATCACAAGGTTCACCCCATGAATACATTTTACCGGTAGAGGTGTAGACATTGTATACAATTTGATCTTCAGACTTAACAAACCATTCGATTCTTCTTTCAAAGGTGTGATCGTTGATTGTAGCTTCTAAATAGATAGTTCCGAATCTTGTAACAGTGTAAGAGATTTGACTTGCAAATTTACGACCAGAATTAGCCAAGATTTCATCAAGTGCGGTTTCCATGCGTTCAATTTGTGCATCTGATAAAGCGTTTTGTAAAGACATTTTTCTTTTCCTATGTTTAAGGGTGGTTGGGTGGCTTGATTGCCTTAGGTGATCTCAAGGTATCTTGTATTTTGTGACTTGTCAAATATTTTTACAAAATTATTTTATTGTTTTTGATTGACCCTGCAAATCTATTGATTTTGTCAATTGTTAAACAATGTTAAAAAGCTTATTATGTACCTAATAAACCATAGAAAATAAGGTGAACTATGTATCAAATAAGAAGAAATCAAAGCGCAATGCAAGAAACACTAGAGGAATTATCTGATGAAAGTGAAAATTTGATTCAAAAAGCTTTGAAAATTGCGCATGAAGGGGGCAAGGTTGAACCAGTAGCATTTGATATTGACCCTACAAATGTAGCGATCTATTCAGCTTCAGATACTTATCGCGACAATGTGCACGAGGGAACTTTTGGCGTTGATTATGATATCCTACAATTCATTTCCCGCGTACCAGTGATAAGCGCAATCTTGCAAACAAGAATCAATCAAATAGCTGAATTTTGCGTACCCCAAGAAGACCAGTTTAAAGCCGGTTATATTATTCGCTTAAAGGATCAAAGCAAGAAGCCAAGCGCGGAAGAATCAAAAGAAATCCAGGATTTAACGAGGTGGCTTGAAACCTGTGGCGAAGGCTATCGATTTGGCGGCGCGTTCAATTTTGAAGCTTTTATTAAAATGATCCTACGCGATAGTTTGACTTATGATCAAGCGTGTTTTGAGATCATGAAAAATAGAAGGGGTGATATTATTGGTTTTGTGCCCGTGGATGCGTCAACCATTAGGCGCCGTGCTTTGACTGAAGAGGAAAAGAAGGAAGGTAGGCGCGATTGGGAAGCTTCTGGATATATCCAGATTATCAATGGCAAGAAAGTAGCTGATTTTGAACATGATCAACTAGCTTTTTGCATCCGAAGGCCAAGAACCACCTATTTCGCTAAAGGGTACGGATTCCCAGAGCTTGAGGAGCTTGTAAGGGTTGTAACCCATTTAGTTAACGCAGAAACGTATAATGCGAGTAATTTTGTAAATGGCATTCATGCACCAAGTATTCTAGTTCTTAAGAGTAAAATGACACCCCAAACATTTAGAAATTTCAAGCGTGATTTATACGCCATGTTGAGCGGGGCAGCACAAGCAAAGAGAACCCCAATTGTTCAATTAGATCCTGATGCTACACTAAAAGAGGATCTACAAAGCGTCAATATTGGTGGGACCGCGGAAGAGATGGGTTATACAACTTGGATAGGGTATTTAACTAAATTAGCGTGTGCTTTGTTTCAAATAGATCCCGCTGAACTTGGGTTCGTTTTTGGTACAGAAGGACAAACAGGCGCTTTGACTCAACAGGGACCAGGGGCAAGAATCCAAGCTTCAAAAGATAAGGGGTTGTATCCATTGCTTAGGAGTATCCAAAATTGGGTTAATATGTTCATTCTATCCAAAGTCTCAGATAAATATGAATTGAGATTCGTGGGTCTTGATTTGGATACTGAGAAAGATGTTTTAGCCGGTGATATTCAACGCGTAAGCAATTACATGACGGTCAACGAAATACGCGCCAAGTACGACCTAAAACCCATTGAAGGCGGGGATATTGTACTAAGTCAAGCGTATATCACTAGCTTAAGCATGGCACAACAAGCGCAACAGGACCAAGGACAACAAGATCAAGGGGATCAAGGATATGATGAAAATCAAGGAGATGATGAATACAATGATCAAGATGAAGAGCAAGAAAACGATGAACCAGAGCAACAAGGACAACAAGAACAAGAAACAGAAGACAACAAAGAAGAGATAGGGAAATCAACTAAGCACAAATTCAGCATTGAAATTTAAGTAATAAGGTACTTTTTAAATTAGGATTCTTTGAATTATAGTAATATGTTCTTAACCCATTTCATGAGGAAAAGAACAATGATCAAGTTTCAAGAGATAATCAAGTCACTAATGCACCCGCACCCCAGGCTTGACGAAGTAAAAGAAGTACTTGCAGAGCATCCAAAGATATTAAGTGAAAAACAAGTGTTTGATATAGTCAATGATGCAATCATGAATGAATACGATTTTCTTTGCGATCAAATGGATACACAATTGACTCAAGTGGACGATGAAGAACGCGCTAGAATGAAGCAAAGAATCATAAGAAAACCAGTAATTCAAATGTTCGCCAGCCGTGTGTATCGAGATTGTACAAGAAGCGCTAATATGCACTTGTTACTAGAACATGTTTTGCATAGTACTGAACAAGATTTAACTGAGCATATTCAAGATTTGATTCAATATGGATTAGTCCCCTTGATGGTTGATATTATCTATCGAAGAACTAAGTTAACCAAAGGGGGCGATAGTTACGAAGTTCCCCAGGGTGTAAGAGATGCAGCGCAAAGAGGCCTAGAATTACGGCGCGAATATGGTCACGGTGGTTTAGATTCTAAACAAGCGGGTAAATTGGGAATTGGTAGCGGTGTTCAACGCGCAAGTAATTTGATTCAAGGTAGAGTATCTAAGCAGACCATCAAGCGCATGTATTCCTTTTTCTCAAGGCATAGCGCATACAAAAAGTTTCACAAAGACAAATCCAGCAAAGCAAATATCTCATGGCTTCTTTGGGGTGGTGATGCGGGTTTTACTTGGGCTAAAAAGATGATCAACCAGTTTGAAAGAGAGGAACAAAAGAATGAAAATTAATATTGAACTTAGTAATGAAGAATTGAAGAGATTCAACTTAGATTCACTAGCCAAGCATATCGCTCAACACGCGGAACATATTAGCGCTTCCGTTTACGCTGATCAACTATGTAAAGCAGATCACAAGCAGCATAGGGGCGGAGAATTTAAGGTGATTGATGAATTGGCGGATAAGATGAATAGCTTATATGCTGATCGATTAAATGAGATTTCAAAGACTGTTTTAAACAAGGCTAAACAAAGATAGGAAAATAACAATGTTTTCATTTTACAAAGTGATCCTGGATCTACTTAAAGCAAGAACACATAAGTATGTAAGACGCGTACCAATTGGATCAACCCATACAGGCAGTACAAAATATAAATATTATTACCAGGAGCAAGCAGGACATGGTAAAGGTTTAGGGCATGAGTCTGAACTTGTCAAGGATGCTTCTTTTTCATTTGGTGAAGGTGAAAATAAGTACCATGCTCATATTAAATCCGTTGATGGTGATAAACTTACAATTGAGTACGATGATGGGGATAAAAAGGGAACGAAAGAAACACTATCTAAAACAGAGTTTCAAAATAGAATCCACAAAGAACATGCTACCAGTATCAAACAAGCTCATGAAAAGGCAAAGAAACAACTTGCTACTTTTGAGAAAATGAAAACTACAGGCGCTAAAGTTAAAGATTCTACTCTTGATAAATTGAAAGCACAAGTAGAGAAGCTTAACTCTTTAGCTAAGACTCCAGCACAAGAAGAATATATTGAACAATATCATAGATCCATTGAGCAGCTTGGTTCTCTTGCTAAAACTATTAGAGATTTGAGTCATGGGGATAAAGATAAAGCGGGGCTAAGATTCATAAGTGCCCCTTTTATGGGATCGCCAGAAATTGAAGATATTGTAAACGAGGTCAACGAATCTTCGGAAAATGGGGACTACAACAAATACAAAGATGAATTAAATACATTACCTTCCGATTCTATTGGAATGGATGCTTATAAGTATATCGATAAACAAATGAATAATCCAAGTGAGAAAGGGATGTATGCGGTGATCACAAGAAAGAAGTATGATGAGGATACTTGGAAAAATCATATTAAACCCGCGTTACAATCGATAGGAATGGATAAGTTTATGGGAGTTTTGAATTTTGATAAGCATGGAAGCGGGTTACAATATCACATCCCATTCTATTTTATCCAGAAGCTTGGAACTGAGAAGGCAAAACAATTTTTAAAAGATACATTTACACAAGATGAAAACATAGAATCTAAGCCAAAACAATTAACTGAGTCACAACATGATTACATTCAACGCTATAACAATTCAAGATATCAAGGTTACGATTCGTATATTTTTGAAGATGGTAGCGTAGGAACAGAGATTGATGATGATGATATGGAAGGCAGGAATCCAGACAACCTATATTTATATGTTGAAGGTGATTTCAAAGATAAAGATAAACTTTGGCGATTAGGATTCAGATGGGATCGAAAGAAGGAAGGTAGCCGAGGTTTATCATATTACAAATATAAAGCACCAGTTTCAAAACAATAAGAATCAAAGTGATAAATATCTTAGGTTATTCGGAAATAACTAATATATGATATACTATGCAAAATAGGAGCATAGTATGAAAAAACAAGAGTTACAAGATCAAGCGTTGCAAAGCGTACAAGATCAACATGATTTATTTTTGATTGAGTTATTTGGGATACAAAATAGCGGGTTAAGTCCAGAACGCATTAAGGATTTAGCGCAAAATGGAACATTGAAGCTAGATACAAAGGGTTTACAAATAGCGGGTTTAGATCCTTATGCTTTTTTGTTTATGATGGGGCAAGTGCTGAATGAGATGAACAATACACAAATCAAAGAAGCTAGAGATTGGGGATTGAGTGAATGGGAACCAGTGATCAAAGAACATTTAAAAAGTATTGTATCACTAGAACCATCACAAACAGAGATAGACGGTCAAAATTCCACTATGGAAACACCAGCGCCAAGCTATGAACATATTTACGGAGAACCATTACAACCCCCGCGTAATTTGCCTTCTTGGATGGGTGATTCAGAGAAACAAGCGTATAGTTCCGCATTACAAAGAGCGGGTATTTATGCGAGGGGTTTAGGTAACCAAGTAGGGGAAGATTTAAATAGTGCAATTGCTGAAGGTTGGGAAGGGACTGAGATTACAGAAGAAGTTAATGCGCAACAGCGCCAATTTATGCTAGATACAATCAAGCAAGAAACAGCGAATGAAATTGTAGATGGGAGAGATTACAAGGCCTTGGCTTCCAGATTGGCGGATATCACTAAGGACTATTCTAGAAATTGGGATAGAATCGCAAGAACCGAGTTACAAGCAGCATATAACGAAGGGCGCTTATTGGATGCGATAGATCAAGATTCATTGGTTGCCAGATTCCCAAATACTAGCGCTTGTGATATTTGTTTATCGTTGTTTGTAGACGGTGAAAACCTAGTGCTATTTGAACCAGATCAATTAATTGCTAATGGTGTAAATGTTGGGCGATCCAAAGAAAACATATTGCCAACCTTATTCCCAGTGCATCCTAATTGTAGATGCGATACGCTACCTATTCCACGGGGTTTTATTGTTACAAAACAAGGGCGAATGCTCAAGGAAACAATCACAAAATCCATACCTAGCAAGTATCTAAGAGGACTAGAACCAGATGAAAAAGAGAAGAGAACAAAACAAATAGAACAACGCAAACAAGGCAAGATCAAAGCTAAGGATAAGTATAAACCTTTGGTGGGTGATGATACCAAAACAAAACCTTCCAAGTATTCAAGAACCAGTTTAGCCAGTGCAGTAAGAGAAAAAACTAAGGGAAATACAACCCAAGAATTTATCAAAGTAGCTTCTCAATTAACAGGCGTTTCAAAGCGCATTATAAGCGAAGTACACAAGCGCGGGGCTGAAGCTTGGGCAACAAGCGGACATAGACCAGGAGCAACACAAATAGCATGGGCAAGGGCGCGCGTTTATTCGTTTTTGACGGGTGGAAAGACTAGAAGAACAGCGGACGCGGATTTATGGGCGGAACATTTAAAAACTAAAAAATAAATAATAAAAATAGTATAACTAAGAAAACCAATAAAGGAAAATAACAATGTTTTCATTTTACAAAGTGATCCTTGATTTACTCAAGGCTAGAACCCATAAGTATGTAAGGCGTGTACCAATTGGCGCAACTCATACAGGCGCTACAAAGTATAAATATTACTACCAAGAACAAGCAGGACACGGTAAAGGTTTAGGTCACGAGTCTGAACTTGTTAAGGATGCTTCTTTTGCCTTTGGTGAAGGTGAAAATAAGTATCATGCTCATATTAAATCTATTGATGGTGATAACCTTACAATTGAGTACGATGATGGCGCTAAAAAGGGTCAAAGAGAAACACTATCTAAAACTGAGTTTCAAAATAGAATCCACAAAGAACACGCTACCAGCATAGAACGATCACATGAACGAGCAAAGAAGCAATTAGCCACTTTCCAACAAATGAAAGAAAAAGGGCATAAAGTTAAAGATTCTACTCTTGATAAATTGAAAGCTCAAGTAAACAAGCTTGACTCTTTGAAAAAGAAACCAGAAGCGCCACAAGCCCCAAAACCTACCGGTATTTTTGAAGGTAAATCTAAAGAAGAAATTGTTTCCTTGGTTAAAAAACAAATTGATCGCGATATTCAACAATCATCAGGGTATATTGATAGCTTATTAATGAGGCTTAAAAAGATATATACATTTGGCGAACAAAATGGATTCCCATTTGATGATATTTTCAATGTAGATACACTGGAATTATCAGATAAACAAATGCAAAGTATTTTTCCTTTTTATAATGATGCTAAATATTATGAAAATAGGCATATAAAGGAAGTTGCGAATCATCCATTAAGTAACATTTTGTTTGATAAGCATTATAAATATGAGAATCTTGTTAGCATTGTAACAGCAAAAGCACGACAATCT